TCAATTTTATTTAAATTTTTTCACTATATAAATTATACAATGAATACTGAAGCATTATTTCTATTCTTAATTTTATTGTTAGGCCTTATTTTATGTTCTTTTTTAGGAGGTAATTGTGGAAAAGAAGGATTAACAGGTAATTTTACAGGTAAATTTAATTTGACTAGTAATGATAATGAAAAACAATCATATTCAGGAGCATCAACTGGTTCTGGCAGCCAATATGATAACTATAATCACTATACTAGATCTTCGACACAATTATCAAGTGGTTCAACATTTTACGGACAAAATGGAACTACTGCTGTAGTTGTAGCAAATAGTGATGGAACACAATCATTACAAATAACATTACCTGGTTCGGCCACACCAGTTACATTTACTCCACAACAATCATCTACTGATGTTTCATCGTCTAATGTTGAAAATTATACAAATTATTATGGAAATAATGGTAGTGCCACAATTTATTATGGACCAAATGGCGCAAATGCTACTGTTATTAACACTAATGATGGACAGCAAGCTATTCAAGTAACTACTTCATCTGGAACTTATATATATAACACTTCTGGAAGTCAAAATACAACTACATCTACACAATATTATGGTAGCACAGGAAGTCAGAATCAACAATCGCCATATTTAATGTCTTATCAAGGACCTTATGGAGGTTCTGCTGGTTCTGTAACTGGACCTCAAGGCAATACTGCTTATTATGCTCAAGGCCCTGCTGGAAATACTGCTGTGGGAAATAGAACTAATAATTATGGATACTCTAGCAATCAATACCAAGGACCTTATGGAGGTTCTGCTGGTTCTGTAACTGGACCTCAAGGCAATACTGCTTATTATGCTCAAGGCCCTGCTGGAAATACTGCTGTGGGAACTACTTCAAATGACTGGTATTCCGCTTTACCCAATGGAATTCCTGGAAATCAAATTCCTCCAGGACAAGAAGACTTGTATATCTTAAAATCTCAAGTTGTTCCTCCAGTTTGTCCAGTCTGCCCAACAAGTGCTACTTGTCCTAGACAAGAACCTTGTCCAGCCTGCCCTCCTTGTGCTAGATGTCCTGAACCAGCATTTGAATGTAAGAAAGTCCCTAACTATAGTGCTATTAATAATGAATACTTACCTGCTCCTATATTAAACGATTTCTCCACATTTGGCACTTAAATTATTTAATTCATAATTCAGTAAATAATTTAATTTTTTACTTATTTCATCCATTATATTCGCATAACAACTACATTCATTCTTTAGTTTTAATACACTTTTTATCCATTTGAAATGTAGCTGTTTTATTTTCTTGCGGAATGATATTAATAACACACTTTGATTTTTTACCATATAGTGGCTCAGTACATCCTTTTTCTTTTTTTATGGTTTTAGAACGTTTAAATGTAAATACTTTGGGCTTCTCTTTTGTACATCTAGACCTAAATTGCTCATATCTTTCTCTAACATCGCAATATGTTAAATGTGATTTTTTACCTAACATTTTATTAACTAATTCATGTAATTCATAAACATATTTGGAAAATGTCGCTCTATTTTTCATATGACACATTAACAATGGTTTTTGTTTAAGATTATTAGTTAAATTAATTCTACAATACTTACATGGTAATACATTTCTTAAATTATATATAAAATCTTTATAATGTTTTTTATTTTGATTGGTTGGATTAACTGGATAATTAAAACTCATAGTGTGAAGATAATGCCACATGGGTGCACCCCAGACCGAAGTTAACATTCCATCTCCAGCATTATAATCATTTTTATTAAAAATATATTTTTTTTTTGTTTTATTATGTATATTTCTATTTTTACGAGTTTGAGTCATTTATATATATAATTCAATAAAAAAATATATATTAAAAGTATATGAATTCTAACGAACATTTTAGTTTAGCTACTTTTACAGATACTACCAAAAGAGCATGTACTTGTTCAGCAATATCTATTTTTTTTATAGTATTATTTATTATAAGCCCATTAAGTAGTTTTTTTATAACATCAATTTTCATGAGAATTATTATATTGTTATTATTAATTTACACAATATATTTAAATATACAACAGATAGATTATTTAAGAAATGTAAATAAATTAAAATTATCCAATGATGTAAGCTCGCAATTAAATATAAATATTGTATGTAGTTATATATTTACTTTATTTATTGGTTTACTTATAATATTTGTTTTGAAAAGCTTTTTCTAATTTAGGAAGTGGTTTCTTAATATCAATCAATTTTTCATAATATAACTTATCGTTTATAAAACTATATTTTTTTATTTCAATTAAATTGCCATTATTAGTTCTAAATAACATTCTTAAATAATAATTATAAATTATCTTTATATTGTATTCGTTCAAAGAGAATCTTAATTTTTTTTAAGAATATATATAAATGGCTAAGTATATAAATTTTAACGCATCTTCGTTACCACCTCTAGATAACGATTCGTCTGGCATATTCTCTCGACTAATGAGAGCAGGAAGCAATATAAGTTCAAACACTTTAATATTAATCGGTGGAGTCATATTTTTTGCTATTATTGCAATAGTTTATTATTTCTATTATATATCTCCATCATTAAATACAACATATAAACCAAATAGTGGGCCAACAACTCAAAGTTCTGGTAACAAAGCAGAACTTTTATTCTTTTATGCTGATTGGTGTCCTCATTGTAAAGCAGCTAAACCTATATGGAATGATTTAAAATCAGAATATGAAAACAAAACAATAAATGGTTATCAAGTTATTTTTACTGAAGTAGATTGTTCAGAAGAAACTGCTGAAGTAGAAAAATTAATGAATCAATATAGTGTTGAAGGTTACCCAACAATTAAATTGGTTAAAGATGGTCAAATTATTGAATATGATGCAAAGCCATCTAAAGAAACATTAAGTAAGTTTTTAAATAATGTTCTCTAAAAAGTTACGAGCAGTTTGTTTGCCTTTTTCAAACAAATCGCGCCTAACTTCAATTTTAGTTAATGTATTTTTTAATATATCAAAACTTATATAAGTAGTATCAAAAATAATTTCATTTTTAATTGTCGGTTGTATATTATTATTATCGTGAATAAAATTAAATGATTTAAATAAAAAAATTAGTAAGTAGTCAAGTAGTGTAGAATTCTCTCCAATTTTAGAACTATTCTCGTTTCCATAATTATTTTTAAAACCGAGAATTTCATCAGTTATTTTTCCAGAATTTACACAAAAACTAAGAGGATAATTACAGCCAACACCTCCGTCTATAAAACATTTTTCGTCTATGAAAACAGGAGTTACTAGAACTGGTAAAGCACATGTCATTTGAATTGCTGTTAATATAGGTAAATTTGGGAATGTTTCGTGAGATATATCTTTTACTTTATATTCATTTAATTCAAAACTACACATATGAATATCAATATTTGTTAAATTAAAAAACTCTTTCATTGTAATATTGAGTGAAATATCCTTTGCGTCAAAAAGTGGTTTAAAACATTTTTCTATATTTTTAATATCAAAAATACCTTTTTTAGCATAAGCATCTAGAATATTTTGAACTTTAATAGGAAAAACATCGTGCCATGGTCTTTTAATAATATAATCATTTATCGTATCCCAATCAAATTTAAGAGAAACCATAACAGCAACAATAGCCCCAGCAGATGTTCCATAAATCGTCTCTATGTTTTTCATATTTATATATTCGTTTCTCTCTAGCTCTTGAATAGCAGATACTATTTGAAATATTATTGGGCCGCCACCTGATATAACTAAGTGTTTTATATTCATTAAGTTAAATATAATAAATTTATTTAAATAATTATAATTTATTTATTATTATATAATATGACAAAAAGGATTTTAAAAAAAAAATTAACAAAAAGAAAAAAATGTAACAAAATAACTAAAAAACATCATAAAAAAAATTATACTAAAAAAATAAAATATGGTGGTTTTTCAGTTGAAGAACAAATAAAAAAAACACGATTTCGTATTGCTTTAAATAATTATGTAAATCAAATTGTTAGAAGCACAAGTAGGAATAAAATTAAAGATGGTATAATATCCATAATAAATTTATTTAAAGACAATATTATGATTAACACTTTAATTCCGGTGTCATCTGATGGTAAATATGTTGCTAAAGGTATATATGTTAAAGAAGAATCAAAAGAATCTGTAGTGGATTATGTATCACCCATAATTTTTATATTAGATAATTTAACGAGTGTAACATTATTAACAGATAAAGATATTATTCGAATATTAAACGCTTATTATTTAAATAGTGGTAATTTTAATAATTTGAGTAGTAGATTTAAAATTTCACCATTTAAAAATGAATTAAACAAACAGAGAATTAATAACGTAAAAATGTTGTTAGATAAATCAAATGATTTTCATATATATGAAGAAGGATTAGATGAAGAAACAAAAACAAAATTAGCTGAATTAATTCCAAATGAGCAAAAAATACTAACTGAACCAGAATTAATACCAATACCAAAAACAGCATCAGTATTAGAATCAATATCAATACCAATACCAAAAACAGCATCAGTATCAGAGTTAATACCACAAAAAGAGTTACAAAAACCCAATATTAAATTAAACTTACCATATCCATTGCCAAATAATAATGAAATAGGTTACGATAAAACTATTGTTCCAGAATTTTGGAAACCAATATTTCAAAATGGAGATCAATTATTAGAAATTAGAGATAAATTTATTGGAATTTACGAATTAGATAGATATACAGATGATAGACAAAAGATAATAAAAATTTGTGAAATATTAGAAACTATTGTTCCTGGTTATTTTACAAAATCAAGTTTAGATTATAGGGAAACTGCAAAAACATTAATTAATGTAAATATATTAAATTGTTTTATAACTTTGTTTTATGGAATGATTTTATATAGATTATATGATACTAAACAGGATTACTTATTCATTTTTAAAGGTGGTCGTGCCTTACAATTAAGTTTGGTAGGTATAGATGATGTTGGAAAATATTTTAGTGAGGATACAGATATATTGATTATACCAAATAAGTTTGAAGGAAGTAGTTATGATTTGAGTAAAATGGAAAATTTATCAGAACATATAGCTTATTTAATTAAATGGATAATTCCTGAAGAAATAAATGTTCTTGTCAGTTTACCAACAAATCCAAAAAATAGTAATAAATATATAACAAAATTACTATATAACGACGGCAGGCTTTTTAAAGCGTTATCAGATATAGGATTTGAAGAGATTAATGAAGATATTAGAAAATATTTTGATAATCTTTCTTATTCGCCAATTTATATTAATAGTTTTGATACAACATCTTTATTTATCACTCCAACATTAGATGATATGTTAAGCGAAAAGTTATTTTATTATACAAAATATTTTAAAATTAAAAAATTATTAGATGAAAATGAACCAATAAAAGAAAGTAACTATTTAAATTTAACAAAAGAAGATTGTGATTATTTATTAAATAAATTTAAAAGAGCAATTTTAAAATTAGTAGAAGCAATTACAAAAAGAGATTACAAAGAAGTAGTTGATTTTGATAAGACTGATACATCACGGTTAATATTAAGAGGATTTATTGGAAATTTTGAGGATTATACAAATCAAGAAAAAGAAGAAACAATAGTAAGTATTTTCCCATAATTTATTAATTTAAATTAGTATATTTTTATATTATATAAGATTAAAAATGTCAAATATATTTACACTTGACAATCTTGAAGATTTTTCAGAAAAAATAAATATTGATGAACTTTACGAAAAGAAAAGACAACAAGATTTAAATAAATTAACTTTATTCAACAAAATATTAAATCGTGTTCATGTAAGAATAAGAACAACCTCAAGGCAAAAAGTAGATGAACAATTTTGTTGGTATTTAGTTCCAGAAACAATATTAGGTGTCCCAAAATATGATCAAGGTGCTTGTATAGCTTATTTGATGGATAAATTGAAAACAAGTGGATTTAATGTACGTTACAATCACCCAAATCTATTATTTATTTCATGGATGCACTGGATTCCACAATATGTTAGAACAGAAATTAAAAAAAAAACAGGAATAAAAATAAATGAATATGGACAAAAAGTAGAAGAGCAAGAAGATGAAGATTATTCAAAAATGTCCCAATGGGAAAATAATCCATCAGAACCAAATGAGTATTTATTAAAACAAAATGATCCAGAATTGAAAAAAGGAAAACAACAAAAGAAAGAATATACCCCAATTAAGACATATAAACCATCTGGAAATTTAGTATATGATGATGATATATTGAATAAAATAGAAAATAAATTTGTTTAAACATATATTAATATCTTTTATTAGTGTATGAATAAAACGCAAAAAAAAATTGAAATTATAAAAAATAAAACTAAAAAAAATAAAAAATTATTAGATAGCTCAAAAAATTTAACTGATGAACAAAAAGCATCACTATGTAAACAATTTCCAACTACTTATAAATCATTTGAATCAGAACTAGAAAATTTGTTTAAAAAAAATAATATAGATCTTACCTCCGCAAATTATCATTTAGAAAAAGCAGTTTTAAAGGATTTAAAAAAAGCAGTAAGCCCATCAAAAATTACACCAAATAATGATTTTTATTCATATATAAATGAACGATGGTTAAAAGATATAGATTTAGAAGCTCATCCAGGTTATATAGTTCAAGTAGATGAATTTAGATTAATTCAAGATAAAGTTTATAGAGAGTTAATAGATATTTTAGATAAATATGTATCTGACCCAACCACAAAAAATACACAAGAAGGTATTTCTATTATAAATGCTTATACATCATTTAAATCCTTTAATACAACCGAACAAACAAGATGTTTGTGTAAAACATTGGTCGAATATATAGATACATTATTGGAATCAGAATTAAACTTATGGGATAAAATAGCTCAAGTAAATAAATCTGAACTTGTATCATGGGGTTCTCCATTTGTATGGTCTATTAATCCTGATGATAAAAACCCTAAAATTTATAAATGTTATTTAGAACCTCCGCAAGTAACATTATTGGATGTAGATATATATTTTGATGACGAAGAAGATACAGAAGAAGATAAAAAGTATAAAGCTAAATATAGATTAGAATATTTGGCTTATTTATATACTTTATTTGAAATAGCATTTGGAGAAAATCATGGATTTAATGTAAAAGATATTTATGATTGTGAAGTTGATATGCTTAATGCAATGGCTTGTGACTTAATAAAAACCAACGATGAAGATGGTTATAATTTAATATCAAAAGAGGAAGCATTAAAAAACTTTGGTTTCGATTGGGTAAAATTCTGTAAAGCGTTGGGTTTTACAAAAATACCCGATGATTTTGTTACTTCAAATGTAAATTATTTATTGTGTGGAACAAAATTATTAAAAGAAAATTGGAACAAACCTAAATGGAGAACATATTGGATTTATATATATATTAGACAGCAATGTAGATGGAATGAATTTGGTTATTTAAATTATTTTGAATTTCAAGGTAAATTTTTAAGGGGTCAAGAGTCTGTTGTTGATTTTAAAATCAGACCAATATTTGCTATGGGGTTTACATTTGATACTTTTTTAACAAATCAGTATATATTACATTTTAAAAATAACCAAGCAATAGAATATGTTAAAGCGATAGCAGAGGATTTGAAGTCTGTTTTTATAAGAATTATTAAAAGAAATAAATGGATGGAACCTAAAACAAAAAGAATTGCTTTAGATAAATTGCAAAATGTTAAAATACAAATAGGAGAACCGCCAAGTTTGGTTCCAGATCCGTTATTAGATTATAAATCTAATGATCCATGGGGTAATTTAGTAAAAATGTCGCTTTGGAGACATAAACGAGCTATTGAATTAGTAGGTAAAAATGTTATTGATATACCAGCGATTGATTGGTCGCAAATTCCACCAAAATTTATAAGCAAACAGAGTTATGTAGTAAATGCAATGTATACTCCAACAGAAAATTCTATATATATTCCTTTAGGATATATTCAGAAGCCTTTTGTAGATTTAGCTGAAAGAGGTTTAGAATATAATTTAGCACATATGGGTTTTACAATTGCTCATGAATTATCACATTCTTTAGATGATTTTGGTAGTAAATATAATAAATATGGTGAATTAGAAAATTGGTGGACAGAAAAGGATAAAAAAGAATTTAAGAAAATTCAGGAAAACATAGTAAAACAATACGAAACATATGCTTTGTATGATGGAATAAAATTTAATGCCTGGCCAAGTATTGGCGAAGATTTAGCAGATATTTCAGGTTTTACAATATGCCTAGAATATTTAAGAGATTTTCAGCAAAAAAATGAAGATATTTTGCCTATACAATCATTATCATTTGAGGCTTTTTTTGTTTATTTTGCTTTACAATCTAGACAAAAAATTTCAAAGAAAGCTATTTTAGCACAATTAAAAACAAATCCACATCCCTTAGATAAATATCGATGTAATGTTCCATTATCAAGATCCAGAATATTTAGAGCTATTTATAAAGTTATTAAGGGAGATAAAATGTGGTGGAATTCATTAAATAATGTTTGGGCAGATTAAAATAATTATTTAGAAGAAATATTTTTAGCGTTCGAAAAAATATTTTCTTAGTAGTTTATATAATGGCAACAACTAAACGTCGTGCTAATCGCTCAAGAACTAGATCAATGGCCCGTGGTCGTGCTCGTATGGCTGCTCGTAGCGCCTCTGCTGCTGCTGGCCGTGCTGCTTCCGCTTCCCGTGCTGCTTCTGCTGCTGCTTCCCGTGCTGCTTCCGCTTCCCGTTCTGCTTCTGCTTCCCGTACCGCTGCTGCTTCCCGTGCTGCTTCCGCTGCTGCTTCCCGTGCCGCTGCTGCTTCCCGTGCTGCTGCCGCTGCTGCTTCCCGTGCTGCTTCTGCTCAACGCTCCCGCATGATGCACTAAGCATTTAGCGTAATATTAAATATTTACACCCTTGAAGATTTAAAATCGGACAAATATTACTAAATTTATACCGATAATTTTCCTAAAAGGTGCCATTTTAAATCTTCAAGGGTGTAATTATCTAGCGTAATATTAAATATTTAATTATCTAGCGTAATATTAAATATTTAATTATCTAGCGTAATATTAAATATTTAATTATCTAGCGTAATATTAAATATTTAATTATCTAGCGTAATATTAAATATTTAATTATCTAGCGTAATAT